AATGTCTAACCAGCCTGTAATTGGAAATCTTATTGCTGATACTCAAAACATCACAACAATAAACTCACAAGTTTTAAGTCAATTGTCAGATGGTTTGTTAGGATTGATATTATCAAATCCACCATCTGAAAATCTTAATACTAATTTAGTTAGTGTAATAAATCAGATTATAGACAATTTAAATTTACAGACTGAATCTATAAATAGTTTAAATGTATTCGCTAATAATATTGGAAGTTTTCAATTGGGGACAATAAATATTTATGTATTAGGTTATAATAATAGAAAACAATTAATTGGTAATCCACATACAAATACAACTGGAACAAATGATAACTTATCAAATACTTTAATGTCAAATATAAAAAATTATTTAGAAAACTTTAAACTAATGACAGATGTTGTGACAATTAATGATGGATACGTTGTAAACTTTGGTGTAATGTTTGATGTTATAGCTGAAAAATATGCTGATAAACAAAAAGTAAAATTAGATTGTATACAAAAAATAAAAGATTATTTTAGAATTGAAAAAATGCAGTTCAATCAACCAATTTATAAAAGTAATTTAGAATTTGAATTGATGGGTGTTGAAGGTGTTCGTTCAATTGGACATGTAACAATTACTCAAGATGTTGATTATTTCTATGAAGATGGTGAATCACTAACTTCACCAACCTATACTTATTCATATGATAACTCAGCTCAATTGGTAGATATAGATGGTGATGGTATACTTGATGGTAGTTTTATATCAGCCACTGGTGGTACTGCTGGTTATGGTTACAAATATAATTTTAAAAATGCACTTTCAGCTGATGGTACAATTGTATTACCACCAAACACTGCTACACCATCAGTTTTTGAATTAAAAAATCCAAATACAAATATACAAGGGAGAGTTAGATAATGCATCATTTTATTTTTCCAAATCAAGACACTTGGATATCGAGTGGTTCAAGTAAAATAGATGGTGAATCTTTTAAAGACCAAAACTTTGGAAGAGACCAAATACTTGAAGTTAAAAAAGAATTTTTTAATAACACATTTGACCATCCTACAAGGGCATTGGTTCAATTTAGTGGAGATGAATTTACTGAATTATCTAAGTCAATGGTAGATGGAACTATACCAGCACCTCTTCCAGCGTCTGGTGTAGGGGGGATTAAAACCACGTCAAAAATTTATTTAAGACTTTTTGAAGCTGAAGGTAATTCAGAAATGACTGAAGAATATAAATTAGCAGTTCAACCAATATCACAATCTTGGACAGAAGGTACGGGTAAGTTTGGTGATAGGCCAAAAAATACAAATGGGTGTAGTTGGGAAAATCGTAGTAATCCACTTGGGGGGAGCGCAGTTACATGGGCAACAGCTGGAACATCAGTTTTATCAGTAAGTCAGTCAGAGCAAACATTTACTAATCAATCACCCGATGTTAATGTGGATATAACAAATATGTTTCGTATGTGGTATGAATCACAAGAAGAAAATTATGGAATGTTAATTCGTTTTAGTGGAAGTCAAGAAACAGATAGTGAAACATTTGGACATTTAAAATTCTTTTCAAGAAACACTCATACAATTTATTCACCACAATTAGAAGTTCGTTGGGATGATTCATCATTTTCCACCGGCTCATTAAATGAATTAACAATGAGTGGTTTGGCTGATAACTTTTTATATATGAAAGGTTTGAGAGAAGAATATAAAGTTGGTGAACGAGTTAAGTTTAGAGTTGGTGCTAGAAAAAGATATATTCAAAAAACTTTTACTAATTCAGTACAAACTGTAACTAATTCATATGTAACTGAGGGTAGTGGTTCATACGCGATTAAAGATGTTGCAACAGATGAGTTCATTGTCCCATTCGAGGATTCTACAGGTACGAGTTATACAAAACTTAGTTGTGATGAAAACTCAAATTATTTTATTCAATACTTGGATGGTTTCTATCCTGA